ATGCATAAATTTCAGATGCTAAAAAAAGGAATGGGTCATTACTGTAATCTCCTTTATAGGCATCTATATAAAAGCATTCAATGCCACTATCTTGATCCCTCTGTCTATTGATCCATTTATGAATGAAACTCGTCTTGCCTTCTCCCCATTTAGCTTCTAAGGAGATGACAAGAGAGTCACTGGTATTAGATAGGATTTTGGTGAGTGTTTGAGCAAAAGTTGAGCGTTCAAATATATCCTGATCATCAAAGGTAATAGTTGAATCTGGGGCTGGGATTTTAAACTTCATACAATTAATCCTTATGCTTGTACTTGGGCGGTGTTCCCAATCATTCCTTTTATTGGTTGGATATTATTCGTATTGAACGAAACTTTCTGAAACCCAACCTAGAGTATTATCGCTCTGATTAACTGAACTCACTTGGAGCCACCCGTCATTAGTTTTGTCCAATATTTCTAAACTTGTTCCATTAGGCAAAGTGGTTAATGTTTTATAATTAATTCCGGGACCTTCTCTCAGGTTAAGCCCTTTTTTTGCTTTGACTGTACCCATTTCAGAAAATAGCAATGAATAGAACTCCATTACTTCTGTAATATCGAATGGTTGAGAGGTTAGTGCTGGCTGTGTAACTGACGGTGGAGATTCAGAAATAGAGATATTGTCATCATGCTTTGCCAGTTCCCTGCTAAGGTAAATGCTAAATAAAACCCAAAGAAAATTTAACGCCTGATCTCTTATGAACTTTTGGGTCTCCGGCTTTAATTTTCCAAAGTCAGCATTTAATTCTTTTTGGTTCTTAATCTCTTCCTCCGCAGAGGCTAAGCTTTGTGTGTTAACTTCAGTTCGCTCTTCAAGGGAGCAATGTTCTATATTCTCTGACGGCGTAAGACTAACTGAGTTTAAATTAACGTTTTTAAAACCATCTAAAGTGTCAATTAGATTTCTGATTCGATTAAAATTATGGTGTAACTCAGGTGTTATCTGGATTGTTGTAGGAGATGTGTAAATAGAATTTAAGACGCTTGGGGGGATATTATTAGCAAGCTTTTCCGCTAAAGCCCTAGTTCCTGCAAGGTTGGATATATTCCTAACAGATTCGAATTGTGGATTCTTTAGCTGATTAGAAAGGTTTATTACGTTTTGTAAAGAGGCTGGTAGTGGGTTTGTATGTCGTTCGAAGAGTTCTTGTTGTTTTCGAAGCCTTTCTATTAATAATTCAATACCACTTTTTTTCACTGCTATTATATCCTTTCATATACTTGAAGCGCGTTAGATCAGCGTTAGAATCTTTAAACCTATCTTTTACAAACGAATATAGCAACTACAGATAAACGCCGCTTAGGTAGGCTTACAGAGCCTTATGCATTCCTATCAATATGTTCCTTCAGAATCTCCACAATCTCTAGCTCATCCTCTGCACTTAATCCCAAATAAGGCCTTGCCTCAATATTGCGGCGCTCATCACCAAATTGATGGGTGGCCGCATAGGCGCTTGTGCCGGGTCCGGTGCTTACGCCTGCCATATCAATTGAGTGAAATGGGTAGATGGTATCCCGTAGGTGCAGGTGTTCTCCGTGTAGGATCTGGTTAACGGGCACGCCTTTTTTACGTTTACGGGCTAAGGTCTCTGGTGTAAGTGTTGCCCAAGGCGTACCGTCGGGGGCCTGTTCTTCGTCAAAGTGATCGCGGCTTCGCTCGTGGAGAAACTCGGATATCTCTAACATAGCGGGGGACATATTACCGGAGAGCTTATGCAGCTTTTTTAAATAGACTTGGATCTGAGTATCATCAATCCCGGTATCTACGTTAATTGTGTATTGAGTTCCCGCCATTGCTTTTTTATCCTATAATTATGTTCTGCCTAGCAGCCTATAGCACTCCGAGGTGCGCCCAAAGAGCTGCTGGCCGGTGGCACGGCGGAGCGAGCCACTACCTTCCTACTGCTTGGTGTCATCCGTCTTTCTAAACAACAATACCCCCTCACGCTGTCGCTCCAGATAAGTATTCCTTTCTGGCACCCGCTGCCCCTGTTTCTTACTGTAAGGCGTAAATATGGTATTGCCTGTCCATATACCTTGCCCATATTCAAATGCACTAAATCCATGTACTTGTTGACCGGACTCTTCCATCTGCCAGCGTTTAATGTAACGGCGCTTGAGGCGATACTTGCCTGGTCGTGAATGGTCGGGTTCTAGTATTGACCAGACTTCGTCCGGCTCTTTTATAGCGCGTGCGAGTAAACGCATGTAGCGGTGGCGTAATTTGTCCTTAGACACTTTTAGCTGACCGTCGGCAGAGCGGAATAGGTAATCGTTAATCGCCATGGGTTCGCCCAGTACGTCTTTATAAACCATGGGACCGTCTGCACCGAACTCGTTTAAGAAGGCATTAACGTAGCCGTCCTCTGGTAGATCATCGGGTAGTAGGTCGCTTTGTTTGGCCACGCTGGGTGTAGGCAGTGCAGGTTTAGCGGCAGGGCCTATGGGTATTGGTTTAGCATTTGCTGGCCACTGCTCTTTAAATTGAGGGGTACTATGACGTAGCCAGCTTTGCCCAGGAGCGTGTTCAAAGCCAGGATCGATCCCTAGCGGTACTTGCTTAAGCTCCCCTGTACGTTTATCGAGATGCTCTTTGTATTCATCTGCGGGAGCAGTATCGGGCGTGGTTTTACCTAAGCGCTTCATCGCGCGTTCGGATTTAGGGAATTTCTTACATTTGCAGCCATAGCCATTTGATGGACTGTGAGCACCCCACCATGGGTCATCGGATGCGAGCACCAATCGGTCCCATGCTTTATGTTGTGGGCGGAAGTTTTCAGCACCGGAGTGGCGATATTCTGTATAGGGAAACAGCTCTTGAAAGCCTGGCTCAGCCATTTGAGCCTCTCGCCCTGCGTTGTATGCCTGGCGAATGTTGGTTTCATAGATCAGTTTGGAGCGCCAACCGCGACTGCCGTTATAGTCCCAACCGTGTTTGTCTACAATGCTATCAAAACGTTTACGGAAGTCTGCCAAGGTTTCACCGTCTTGAATGGCGGCTTGAATGGCGTTAGAAAAACTTTCGACAATGGCGGTTTTATTGGCACCGGCCACCATAAACGCCTGGTCGTGCTGTTTACCATAAACATCGGCCCAACCGTTTGTGGGTAATGGGACCTTTTGTTGCAAGTAGTCAATGGCTTGCTTGAACGGTTTATCACCATAGATAGGCATTATTCCGCGTCCTGTAGCAGTTCATAGCGACCGGCCAGTGCCGCTACGGTTAACGCTTGACTCATTACTTTTTCAAGGTCTGTCGTGTCTATTTGTAGAGTAAGGAGCTGCTCTTGTAATTGCTCTAGTGAGTCTGCACTGTCCACTGCATGGCGCAGTTGATCTAATATATCGGTTGTGTGTTCAGTGGTTCGCTGCTGTACGTTCTCGACGAGCAGCTCTACCTCGTCTGTTTCGCCTAGGCCATCCGTTGCCGCGAGCGCCGCGAGTGCTGTTGGGTTTGGTGGCGGGGCAGTCTCTTTTGATAAGGTCAGTATCGGTTCACCTTTCACGGGTTCGGGTATTTTGGTTTTCTCGTGCACCCATGAGATCGGTATATTAACGCCAACCTCGACTAAGCCTTTTAGCGGTTGTACGAATTGCGCTAGATCTTCACCTTCGTTTAGATCGTACTCTAAGCGTGGAATACGGCGAGGGCTACTAAATGACTTACCGTTGAGGACATACAACGGATAGATAACATCACGGGTTAAGGTTGCAGCGAGCGCTTTTAAATCGGCATCGCGGATCTCTTGGCGTACTTCGTTATGCACATTGCCTAGGGCATTGGTGCTGGACTTACCATCTGCCTGGCTGGTGAGTGTGCCGCCTAGAATGGCTTTTGATTGGCTGCGCTCACACCAATTAACCATCGCCATAAAGGGATCGCTTGCACCGTCTGCGGCTTTCTCGAACTCAATCTCCATGCCTTTAGGGATAATACCGCCAGCATTGTGGCCAATACTCATGACTGCTCGGAGTAGTGTTAGCTTCTCGCGATCGCTTGCGCCTGCTGGGTATTTACCTAAACGCATCGGTAAGCCGTAGATCTCTAAAAACTCTGCTAGGTCACGCACACTGTAGTTTTTAAATAGAAAAGGCCATGCCAATACACGCGCTAAACCATTACGGGCTAAATAGCCGCTTTTCGCTTTGGCAACGTGGCTAATCCAACCAAATTGACGCAATGTCTCACCATTATGGCTACCGTCACGCAGTGTTAGTTGATTACGGTTGTCTGGGTTTATCTGGAACCAACTAGGGTCGCGCCATTCAGCATCGGCGATGTAATGAGTTTTATCGGCGTATTCCCATTTGAGTTCTTGGTTAGAAAAACCTTTTAGAATGCCGTCGCCTGCGTCAAATACAGCATCGTCTAGCCATGTTGCTGAGCGTAATAACTCCTCGATCATCTCTGCATCGCGCACCTCATTGGCGCTTGCGTTGGGTGGGGGGACAATGTTCCAGTCGACGCTTTGCATGGCCAAACGGCGTTTGCCTAACTCGCTTTGGATATGGGCGTCTTTCTCTTCCATATCTTCGGCGAGTTCGCATTGCCGTATTAGATTCCCTTGTTCGGCTTCTCGCAAAATAGCAGCGAGCTTAGCCGGTGCTAAACCACTGGAGGGGTGTTCACCGTAATGATTGCGTAGTTGCGCAACTTTAGCGCTCGCTTCGGTTTGTTGTTCTTCCAGATCGGGGAGCGTGAACGGTTGTCCGTTGATATCAACAATGGATGAGTTAGCCATTACCAGGCTCCTTTTTCGTATGAGGGTAGGTCGTCATCGTCGTCACTGCCCCAAGGGTCGGCTTTATTAGGCAATGGGGTGAATGCTATTTCACCACCTTCCATATAACTGGCGCGCACTATCATTGCATATGCCACAGCACAGTCCCCGTGGCGTTGCTTACCATCTTCGCCTTTGCCTGAGCCTTTTTCTATTTGCGGTACGCCTTTGGTGACGACTATTTTTCGTAGGTCAGTGACAACGTCGTTGTCTTTGGGGATCTCTAAATCATCGTCTTCAAATTTGGCTTTGAATTTAGGCATCCACTCGCGGTACCAAGCGATATTAAGCATCACTTGCTCAACCATTTCTGTACCGTATTTATCCGCTGCTTTCTCAGCTAGTGAACCGCCGTTACCTGTTGCATCAAAGGCAGCACCAATAAAGCGGGGTAGGTTATCGATTACATAGAACATGATCTGTTCTTGTTGAGAGTAGGGAACGTTGCGTAACTCTAAGTGAAACGGCACTTTGATACGGGTATCTTTTTGGATAGCGCCCACAGCGAATATTGAGAGGTCACCTTTGCGCGCAAAGTCTTCACCAAATACGTGGGTTAGGTCTGGATTTAACTGTTCTAAATAGGGTGCGACGTCTTCTTTTAGCCATTGCTCAACATCTGCTTCACGCTGAGAGATAGGGAGCTTTTCAAAATCTTTAGGTGCTTCAAAACCGATAATTTTACAGTCATCACTCATGGCACGGTCGATTAGGCCACGGTTGATATAAGCACCACCGCCTTGTTTAGGCACGCAGTAGTACTCTTCTAGGGCATCTTCTTCGGTAGCGGTAGCACGGAGTAGGTCCGACTTCCATTTATCTTCGGCTTCTTGCGACCATTCTTGGTGGGTTATTTGGCATATACGTTGATAGAGACCTTCGGCACAGGCGTCATCCAGTGTGATGGTGTGGATGCTGTAATCTTTTTTACCTGCAAGGCTATCTTGTATCAGCTCATTAAATAAGTTTTCAGCGCCGTTGTGGGTACTAATTAAGCGAACTCTACTACCCCACATAGTAAGGGCCAGTGCAGCCTTGAGTACTTCGGCTAGGCGATCATGGAAGGCGGCTTCATCGATGGTTACGTTGCCCTGCATACCTCGCAGGTTAGCGGGGTTACTCGATAACGCTTGAATCTTAAAGCCGCTGGCGAAGTAGATAACAAAGGTAAGAATCTCTTTACCGTCTTGACCATCATCGATGAATACTTCTTCCTGTATCTCGCCTGCTGCTTTATTAAATGCCTTGGACCACATGGCGGCGGCTTCGATAAACTCCCGTGCCATCTCTTTATTTGAACCCACATAGAAGTGGTTACAGCCGCCCTCTGAGCGAGCCGTACTAGAACATAGCGAAGCGTCTGCAGCTTCGGCCCAGGTTAAACCGGTACGGCGTGATTTTTGGCCGATTTTTAACGGGGACTCGTCTGCAATCCAACGCTTTTGGTAACCAAGGAGTACTTCGTTTGCGTCGAATTGCTGAAGTTCGTAAATACCATTTCTAACAGCGTTTGTTATGGCATTTTCTTGGGATAAGTCCATTAACGAATACCCAATATTTCATCTTTAATTGCCTGGACACCTTCGCGTGTCATACCTTGTTGTTTTGCAACGGTTTCTGCAATGCCTGCAGCTTCTTCTGCAGCTAACTTGCGAATCTCTCTTTCACGTTTTTCGTTAACGCTAGCGGCCTCTTCCAAATGTTTAATAGATAGAGACAACTCTTTAAGTAGTTTTGGTGGTACCGGGTCTTCACCTTCTGACATATGAAGGGCGGTTTCAAAAGCCATGGTTCTGGTGAATTCGTTTAGCAGCTTGCCTACTTGCCCTTGCGGTTGGTTACCTAGCTTGCCAATCCACATCTCAGCGACTTGGCGAGACTGGCGCATCTTAGCGCCGATGGCATCCATACGCTGACTATAACGATTAACCGCTGATTTGCTGACTTCTTGATCCACGCCTTCAGCTTCTAGTAGTTTGTTGATGCGTAACGTTGCGTCGAGTTGAGAGACTTTAGGATCTCGTAATAGCGCGTGAAGTGCATCACGGATCTCATCGGGGAGTAGATCGATGGAGGATTTACGAGCCATTGTGTTCTAACCCCTCTAGTACAGCCTTACATTCTTTATTCACCGCTTTTTTAAAGAAGCGTTCAGCCTGTGCTGCTTCAGGGTCTGTTTTAAGAACGTGGTCTTTAAAGTCTTCGAATCCATCAATTTTTTTAGATATATCTGATGCAACTGCTACTCTGGCCAGAGCAACCAAAGTACGCTTTTGTGGACCGCTTAATGGTTTAAGTGCCATAGCTACGCTCCCGGCCCTGGACGTTTAACGCCAGGTGCCGATGCTTTTCCGTTGGCAACGTCTAACCCGCGTTGAGTGATCTTGGTCACATAAACGCTGGAGACTTCATCGTATGAGACTAAGCCCTGCTCGGTAAGCCACGCTATATCCGCGTGTAACCGATCGCGACTTACTGAGTGGCCCCATACTTCTAAAGCACTTTGAAGAATCGAGCTGTTGATGGTGTAGTCTTGATCTTCTGCCAAGTGGCGAAGGATAACCAACCGGCGGTCTTCTTCTTCGAATTTATCAAATGGCATGAGTTAATCCTTTTTATTTAATAAATACTGATGGATTAGATTGAGAGTGTTTTGCATTCCATCTAACTTACTGTCGAGTTCTGATGTTTGCTCCCTTAGTCGAGCGATATCCTCATGGGTTGGGGCTGCTTTGGCTAAGGTTTCGACTGCTTGAATACGTTTATCTAATCGATGGATGTCACCTTGAACTTGGTCGATCGTTTCTTTGTTTTTGTTGCTGCCGGAGCGTACCCATGCGGCGATAGCAACAAACATGGCGATAACCCAGACGATAAAGTCCAGCCAGAATTTAAATGCATCCCAGTTAACGTCCATGTTTGTGTTCCTCGATTTGCTGGCAGTGAATACAGCGTGCGGCGTTGGGTTTGGCTTTTAGCCTTGCTGCTTTTACCGTGCAGCCGCAGTCAATACAGATAACTTGGCCGTCTTCTATATGTTGTGCTGGCTCGTTATCTTGAAGGGCGTTTTTAAGTGCAGCTTGGCGTTGCTGCTGTTCCAGCTTTTTTGCGTGGTCGAGTAAGTCAGGCATGAGTTAATCCAAAATGCTGCTGTTGTTTTTTTTGGTTCCGGTTATGGCGCTGACAAGTTTGTTATGTATCCCGCGCCTTTCTGCACTTCGACCTAACACCCATACTGAACAGATACCGCCCCAAGCTGCCCAAAACTCAGTAGGTAAATCGATAGGTGCTGTTAGCATCGCAATGTCTTCTGTGGACAAAGCTTCTCCAGCAAAGAGCGTTAGCATTCTTGCAGCCATTGGAAATAGGACATGATTAATTGCAATGAAGACCAAGCCTGCGTAAACCACGGTTGGTCGTGCACGCTTGGTGTAGTTGTCGCCTTGCTGAAGCTCAGCGACAAGCGTTCTCTCTTTCGCTCCAAGCTCGGCTCGTATGGTTTGCTCTACCTCAGCGTCGCGTTGCTGTAGTAATTCTTCCATTTCATTAGCGAGTTCGAGGCGATCTTTGTCAGTGGTAACAAAGCGCTTAATCGCTGCGGATGCTTTATCTAGAAAACTGCCTGAGCTACTGCTTAATACTCTATCGATAAAGCTCATACTGGGTATTCCTCCCAGCAGAGTTCGAAATGGGGGCCGTCACTTTTAGGCTTTTCACCTTCAGCATTTTTGCGGGACACATACGCTTCATTTGCGTGTTCAGCGCTGTCGTACTGGTCTAGGTAGTCCCAGCAGCCGCCCCATTTAATGCGGACGTTTAGCTCTTCAGAGGCTTGCTTCATCGCGTTTGCGATAATGAAATAGTGCTCCCAGTCCCAGTCGATAGTGCCTTCAATCCACGCGCCTAGGTCCACAGCATGAGAAATCGGCCCTAGTTCTGGTGCATATTTTGGCACTTTGCCTAGGTGGCGTGAGTTCTTTGTCCAGGAATCACCAGTACGAACTAGATGTCGTTGGCGCTTGTCTGTACGGAGGGTTTCCAGCACAGTGAAATCTACTTTGGATAACTGGATCGCGCGCTCAACCACCGCTGCTAAATCGGGGTGGCAATCTGCAAGCCGCTGTTTAGAGCGACGGCCTAGAACAAAGGCCGTCGGGGTTGGGTTTTCAGACATAATAAAAATCCCCGGGGTTAGAGTCTTTAGGTTTCGTTAGGACTCTAGCTTATCGGGGATTGGGAGAGAGGCGGTTTAACCTTGGTTAGATGTTTTATAGTTTGCCAGGTTCGGCTCTTACATCTACTAACTTTTGTGTCGAAGGGTCAAAATCACAAGAGTAAAGGTAGTTTTGCCAAGCGCCAAAGCCGTTTTGGAGTTGTACGCTATCACCAAAATAGCGAACGATGCCGTTGTCTCTATCAGCCCATTTGTATTTAGGCAGTACTTCACCAAAACGTTCAGCGGTCCAACGAATATCATAGTTAGCAAAGCGGACTATATTTTGTTTACAGAGCATGAGTGCAATAACGGTTTCTCGGTTTGCCCAGCAGTCTAAGCTTGCCTTACAGGCAGCAGTCTCTTTTTTTCGTTCAGCCGTTTGAATTTTTTGTTTGTCGTCGAGATAACCTTCTGCACTGGTAACGATGAACACGACTAATAAAGTCGCGCCCAAGATAGCGACAATCATGCCAACCATTTTCAGTATTTTGAGTAGTATTCTATTCATAAACCTCTTCTCCTTGAGATCAAAAAAGCTCAGGCTGTATCCGTTTTCGACAGTATGCCCGTTGCTCTTCGATAATTAAATACACCTGTTTAACGCTTATGTCGTACTTGGTCGCAAGTTCTGAAGGTTGAGCGCCTTTTTCAGCCCAATCT